CACAAAGAATTTTAAATAATTTTAATACTCATATTCGAAGTAAAGCAAATCAGTTTAAGTTAATTATTGCTGATATTGCTCAAATTGATGCTGGCAGCGCTATTGCTAAAAAAGTAGATAAAAATATAACCAAGTCAACTGCTAAAGAAAGTCAAAATATACAGTCTTATTTAACGGGTTTAGCTACTCAAAAAAATTTAGTTTTATCCCATAATCCTGCCGGTAATTTATTGATCACTGAGGCTAATACTGAGAGTGAACCAATCTTTGATTTTGATAAAGAAAAAGGAATGGTTGGTATAATGGAAATGGATTTGAATTTTAACGGCCAACCAATGCATTCACATATTACTGTTATAATGCAAGCTAGTCAAGATGGAGGTAATGCTGGTGAATATACAATAAGAAATCCATTTGTACCGGTAGCAGCAGTATTCAGACCTAAAGTAATTGTGTTGTCTTCAGGTGATGATGTTACTATTCAGGAAGCGGCAGAAAATGAATTAAGAAAAGAAATAAAAAACATTGTTCTTAAAATTACTTTAGATCGTGGAATGTTAAACGGTAAATTTATTAGGCCGAATAATACTTGTAAGGTAAAAAACAGAAATATATTTTTATATAAATCGGTAAAATGGTTTATTGAAAGTGTTGATTTTACGGCAGATGCCGATAGTGAAAAAAGTATTTTAACTTGTGTTCCTACTTACGTTTACAGCAAAGAAACTATTACTAATTTCTTTGTAAATAGTCATGAAAACTTACCGAGATTATGAAGATATTAAAAGTAGCAGGGACATCTTTTGATACATTTAAAAGATTAGTCGTAAAGGCTTGGAACGGGAAATCAGATGTTAGAACCGCAATAGAAGCAAGCTCTTATGGAATTGATAGTAATCCCGTTAAAGACATGGTTGCTATTTATACAAAGACTGAGCTTGATGGAAATGAATATATAATCGGTTATTTGAATAAAAACAGGCTTGCTGAAATTGGAGAATCTCGTTTATTCTCGACTGATTCAACTGGAACTTTAAAAACTTTTGTTTGGTTAAAAAGTGATGGAACAATGCAATTAGGAGGTACTATTCATAATGCTGTAAGATATACTCCGCTAAACACTGGACTACAAAATGAAGTTGCTTTAATTAATGCTGAGTTAGTAAAAATTGCAGCTGCTATTAATGCCATTGCTCCCGGATCATATACTCCGGCTCTAATATCATTGAACATTTCAGCTTCAAAAATTAATGAAATAAAAACGTTATAACATTTAAAAAATTAACTTATACTTAGCAAAATGAGTCAAAACATAGTTTATACAAGTATTCCGGCAATTATTTCTAGTGCAACTGGATTGCAGGCGCAAATAGATTTAATGGATACTATTTTAGTTGGAATGCTTATGGCAATAAATACAGCTAATTCTTCAGGCCATTTTGAAAGTTATAAATTAGATACAGGTCAAACAAAAAACGAAGTAATGTATCGTAGTTTAGGAGATCTTCAAAAAGCATATAATGATATGTTTAAAACTAGACAGATGGTTATTGCACAATTAAATAATAATCGACAAGGTAGAATTGTAAGACTTGTTGATGGTAAAAATTTTACTGGAGGTAATATTAATGGAAACTATTAATAAAAAATGGTGGACTTCACCAATTGATTTTTTTAAACCAAAATCAAAAGCTATTCAAGAATCAAATAGTGAAAATTTAGTAACACCTAAATCATCTGCTTACTTTTCTTCAAATAGCGGTAATTCAAGATTGTTATTTGTTTCAAGTTTTGATGGTGAAAAGAATTTGGGTGAGATTGGCCCGGCTCAACAATACATTTTAAATTATGTTCAGTTACGCGAACGTGGTTGGGGATTTTATTTAACTAATGAAGTTGTTCAGATCATCATTAATAGAATGACGGTATGGACAATTGGCAGAGGTTTAAAATTAGAATCAGAACCAAATGAATCAGTTCTTTTAAGTGAGGGAATTAAAATTAATCCTCAAGCATTTTCAGATTTGGTTGAGTCTCGTTTTAGCATTTATAAAGAATCTAAAATGTCAACTTATGACGGCATGCGAAATTTATCTAAACTAGAATCTGCATGTTATAAAAATTCCAAAATTGCAGGTGATGTTCTTGTTGTGCTTCGTGTTATTAAGGGAATTTTAAAAACTCAATTGATTGATGGTACACATGTAATGTCACCAATGTATGGAAATGATTGGAACCCTCAAAAGTTAGCAAACGGTAATCGAATAATGAATGGCGTTGAGATGAATGATGCCGGTGAACATGTTGCGTATCATGTTAGAAATGCTGATTTAACTTTTAGCAGAATTGCAGCTAAAAGTCCAACTACTGGTTTAACAGTTGCTTATTTAGTTGGAGGACTTGAATACCGTTTAGATAATTCAAGATGTATTCCGGCACTTGCTGGGTTATTTGAGACACTTGCTAAAATGGATCGTTACAAAGAAGCGACTATTGCAACTGCTGAAGAAAGTGCAAAAACAACTTTACAAATTGTACATGAAGCTAATAGTACCGGCGAAAGTCCATATTTACAACAAATTGTTCAAGCGCGCGATGTAAGCGCAAACGATGGGACTATTCCGGTAGATGTTAAGAATACTGAAATAGCAAATAAAGTTGCTGTAAGTACAAATAAACAAGTTTTTAATATGACACAAGGTTCAAAATTAGAACCTGTTGAAAAGTCAAAAGCTGAGTTATATTTTAAAGACTTTTATTCTGTGTTTTTTGATTTAGTATGTGCAGCTATTGGCATTCCTCCAAATGTTGCAATGAGTAAATACGATACTTCATTTAGTTCCGCAAGGGCTGCAATTAAAGATTGGGAACACACGTTATTAGTTGAACGATATAATTTTTCTTTATCATTCAATCAACCTATTTATGAAATGTGGTTACACTTGGAGATCTTACAAAATAAAGTTAGCGCTCCTGGTTATATGATTGCTGATAGACAAAATAATTATATGGTATTAGCTTCATTTAGGAATGCAAGATGGGTTGGAGATAACGTTCCACATATTGATCCATTAAAAGAAGTAAATGCTGAAAGATTAAAATTAGGTGATACCGGTGCTTCATTGCCATTGACTACACTTGAAAGTGCAACTGAGGTTGTTAATGGCGGAAGTTCAAAAGCAAATATGAAACAATATGCTAAAGAATTGGAAGAAAGTAAAACTGCCGGGATTGAAGTAGCTCAACCTCCAGTTCAAAATCCAGCCCCGTAAGGTTAGATACGATATAAACAAAAAAAAGCCTCACATAGATAATAATTTTTTCATAACGAATCTTTTAAAGGTTGTCTCATTGATTCAGGATAACTATTTCTAGTTTCAATTATAACGGTTCGCAGGAATGCTGTTACCGTCAATCCTTTATTAGCTGCGATATTTATAATATCCATTTTCAGCTTCATTGATTTATTTTGTATTCTAAAATCTGATGTCTCAGAATTTTTTGATGTTCCTTTCGCCATTGTAGTAAGTATAAATAAATTCCCCAATTAACGTAACTTTTTTTAAAATTATTTTTTACCCCTCTATTTTTACAAATAATATGCCAGAGGTTTTAATAGGCGGAGGAATTGATGAGTGTACATCTGCTGATTTCATTGAGGAAATCAATGAGGCTTTAGCTGAAGATGTAAGTTCTGATATTGTTGTTCGTTTAAATACTCCCGGTGGATCTCCTGAATATGGATGGGGAATGATTGCAAAGTATGCAGAGTTACAAGGTAAAAAATCTGTTAAGAATGACGGTAAAAGTTATTCAATGGGATTATACTTTAATTGCTATGCTGAAAATTGCAGTGCATTAGATGTTACTCAATTTCTTTTACATCGTGCTGCTTACCCAAGTTGGATTGAATGTGATCAGAATTACTTCACTGATGCAATGAAAACAAATCTTGCAAACATTAATAAAAATCTTCGTAAGGCTTTTGAGGCTAAGGTTGATGTTGCAAAATTTGAAAATTTAAAAAGTGTAAAAGATAAGGGAATTACTTTAGATCAAGTATTTTCTATGGATAGCAGAATTGATGTACCATTAACTGCTAAAGAAGCTAAGCAAATTGGCTTAATCAATGAAATCATAACAATCACTCCAAGTATTAAAGCTGAGATTGAAAGTTTTGAAAAACACGCATTTTCTATTGCTGCAAGATACAATGGAAAAATTGAAACAAAACAAACTGAAATTATTAAACCAAAACATAAAACCATGACAATTGAAATATTAAAAGCAGAACACCCAGATGTGTTTGCTCAAGCATTAGCTTTAGGTGTGGCTCAAGAAAAAGATCGCGTTAATGCGTGTTTAGTTTTCATTGATGCAGATGCAAAAGGTGTTAAAGAAGCTATCGCTAGTGGAAATCCATTAAGCGCAACTCAAATGGCTGAATTTACAATGAAAGCTGTTAACGCTGCTACATTGGCAAAAATTGAAGCAGAAAATCCTGAAACAAAAACAACTGCTTCCGGTGCTGCTGAGAAAACAGAAAAAGAAAAAGAGATTGCTGCATTTGCCGCTTCTTTAGATAAAAAATTAGGTTTAAAATAATAATAATATATGAGCAGTCGTCAATCAATTACTTTAAATACTGGTAGCCAGTTATTTGTAAACACAGATACTTCAAAAATATTCTTAGGAGGTAATTACACTCGCCAAGAAGCATTTATTAATAACTCAGGATACAATCCGATAGTTTTACCAGCAGGTACAGTTATGGGGCGTATTGCTTCAAGTGGAATAATTGCACCTTTTAATTCTGCTGCCAGTAATGGTACTCAGTTTGTGTGTGGTATCCTAACAGATGATGTTAGTTTAGATGCAGGTGCAACTGAGACATGTTCACTTACAGTTGCTGGACGTTAAAATCATGGCTGAGACTACCGGTATTTTACTTGTTGTTTCAAATGAAATGACTGATTACGACAATTCATAAATTAATTAAAACTTAAAAAAAAGAAAATATGCCAAATATTTCGACAACAGACGCGCAAGGTCTATACACCTCAAAACTTATTGATGTTTATAAAGAACGTCCAAAGCCAGCGAATTTTTTACGCTCATTTTTTCCTTCAGTTGTTTCGCCAACTTTAGAAGTGTCAATTGAAGTTCAACGTGGAACTGAAAAAGTTGCTGTTGATGTATTTCGTGGTGATGATGGAAATCGTAACCAATGGACTCGTTCAACTGAAAAGTTAGTTATTCCACCATATTTCCGTGAGAAATTTGATGCAACAAAATTACAATTGTACGATCGATTGTATGCTGCTCAAAGTATTGATGATTCAGTTTTTGCTGCATTGATCAATGACGTTGTAGATAATCAATTACAACTTCAAGAGAAAATTGAGCGTGCAATTGAAATTCAATGTAAAAATGTTTTAGAAACTGGTATTGTTTTAAATGCTGGAACTAACACATCAATTGATTTCAAGCGTAAAGCTGCTTCAAAAGTAGATCCGGGAGCTGGTAACTATTGGATCACTGGAACAACAAATCCTTTTGATCAATTAGAAGCTGGTTGTGTGTTTTTACGTACAGTTGGTAAAGTTCAAACTGGAACATTCAATTTAATTTTGGGTAATACTGCAAAAGCAGATTTATATAAAAACACAATCTTTTTAAATCGTCAAAACTTATTCAACTTAAAGTTGGATGATATGAGACCGCCACAAAAAGAAGCTATTGGTGCTGCATTCCATGGTCAAATGAGTTGTGGATCTTATCTTGTTAATGTTTGGACTTATCCTGAATACTACCAAGATTCAGCAGGTGTAATGCAACCATACA